TAAATTGTCTTACATAAGGGCCTCAAATGTTACTTGTCCATCTTCCATAATTCCATTTAAAATATCCTCACTTATCATCTTTTCTTTTGCTTGATTATAGAAATCTTTTTTTATTTCAAATCCATAAGCATTTCTACCTAATTCTGCACAAGCCCTTAAAGTTGAAGCACTTCCGAGCTACTGGATCTATTACTACATCCCCTTCATCTGTAAATATTTCAATTAGTCTCTTTAATATACCTATTGGTTTTTGCGTTGGATGTATTTTAGGGTATTGCTTTGAACTATCTCTTTTCCATTCAAACCAATTGAATATCATTTTTCCTTTTTGTTCATCTGTTTTACCATTATTAAATTTAGGTAATTTGTCTCTATAAAGCACTACTGCATATTCAGTTGCTCCTACTATTCTCATATTTGCTTTTAATACTGATGCAGAATAATTTTTTACAAATACTAATGGGTAACTTTTCATTAATCCGTGTTTTTTTGCTTCGTCTATTACCATTTGTATTTGCTCAAAAGCACAAAATACTATCATTGCTGGTGCTTGTCCTTTTTCTTTTGGTTCTTTTTTTAAATACCTAGTACAGAAATCAAAGAAATTATTTATTTTAAAATCATTGTCTGTATCAAAAAAACTTTTTCCAGCAAGTTTACTTTCTCCCTTTTTGTTGTCTCCGTCTATGTACCAACTTGGATTACTTGCATATGCATTATTTCCTAAATTGTATGGTATATCTGCAATAATTAATTGCGCGTGTGGTATTCCATATCTTTTAGCATTTTCAAAGTGGTCATTATATAATTCTATCTTACATTTTTTATTCATCTTTTATATTCCTCTCATTTAATTATTCTTAGTTCCAAATTTGGATAAACTTTTTCAAATATTTTATGCTTTAATTTGAATACATCTGTCTGTATTCCTTTTACATCTTCTACTATTGTTTTGCCATTTTCTATATATTGAAAATCCGCTATATATTCGATTTTCCTAAAAGTTTTACCATTTTTCTTAAAACTATCTTGTAGTAAAAATCTTGGTTGTAATTGTAAATCACTTATTTTGCCTGCTTTTAATAATAGTTTTAGTTCTTTATATCTTTTGCTTTCTTGGATACTATCAAAGATGTAGTCATCTACTATTACTTTTTTATTTCTGTATTTGTTCACTTTTCTTTAGCTCCTCTCTTAACTTTTCTTGCCATTTTTCTTTTCCTTGTATAAAGCCTTTGCATCTTATTACTGGCTTATAATCTTCGTTTTCTTGTTTATTACACCCCAGACAGTAATAACATAGTGTATTCTTTTTTATTTGTTTCATAGGCTAGTCCAGTCTAGGGATATGCTGATAATTTATTGCCTCAAATCCTACTTGTGTTCTTTCATATACTGCTACTGTTTTGCCTGTGTATTCACATTTCTTTTTATCTACTGCTTTTACATATCCCATTTTCTCTAATTCTGTTAGCCTTGGTGCTGTATAATTTCTTTCTGTGCTTGGTATAAATCCTAAATCAAATAATTCTACTGCTAATTCCTTTGCCGTTTTAGGCTTGTCTAATCTATTTAAAATTTGTATATATCTTATTTTTGTTTTATCTTGTATGTCATTAAAACTCATTTGTCTTGTTTTAAATGTTATTGTATTCATTTGTTTATCACTTCCTCTACTTAAATCTTTTATCTATACTCATTAAATCTATAAATAATTGTTCTTGTTCTTCTAGTGTTAGCAAAGCATATTCATTGCAATTTTTACATTGTGCTATTATACTTATTTTTTTGCTTTCGTTTTCCTTTTCGATTTCCGCCTTATATTTATTAAATAAATATAAATAAATATTCTTTACATTCTTGTTTGTGTTACTTTGTTGTTCTTCTGTTGCTACTTTGTTGTTACTTTTTAATTCTTCAATTTGATAATC